CAATGTTAAGCTAACTATTCGGACCGGTGATACTGCCCTAATCGTTTACCATAACTTTCATTACGGTATCGGCACAAAACGCTGGCCCACCGGAAAGCAGATTGAATTTTTATTTGATGGAAGTAGGGCGGTTGTGAAAATTTAATGTAATTTAGCAAAATGGCAGGGCTTACAGAAAAGCAGGAACTATTCTGCAATGAATATTTAATAGATTTTAATGCTTCTAGAGCGGCAAGGGCCGCCGGCTATTCAGAAGATACAGCCGGTTCCACAGGGCATGAAAACCTTAAAAAACCCGAAATTCAGGCCAGAATACACCAATTAAGGCAAGATATAGGTAAACAGTTTAATATAACCCGTGAAAGAATAGCACAAGAGTATTCAAGATTGGCATTTTTTGACATTAGAAAAATTTATGATGAAAATGGTAATATTGCGAATATTACCGAACTAGGGCAAGATGAATCAGCATCTATTGTAGGCTTAGATTTGGAAATAAGTAATCAAGGCGTAACTACTAAAAAGGTAAAATTAGCCGATAAGAGGGCTGCTTTAGATAGCTTGGTAAAACTTATGGGTTACGCTGCACCTAGTAAGACTGAAATCACCGGTGCCGATGGTAAAGACTTCTACCCGCCTATGAACGATAGCCAGGTAGATAAGATTATAAATGCTTTAAAGGAAAAATGACAATCAGGCCTTTAGCCATTTCATTATTCAATAAGCTGCCGAATGATGTGCAGCACAATATGAAGTTGTCGGGCGTAATGCCTGTTCCTGAAATCATGTTGCCACTTTGGGAACCACCTGAAAACACGAACGTTGTAGTTTTAATAGGCGGTAGAGGCGGCATGAAAACATGGGGAGTTAGTGAATATGTTTCAAGACAAGCCGCAATAAATAAAAAACGTTGTGCCGTTTTGCGGGATGAAAAAAGCCGAATCAGGCAATCAATCCTAAACGAAATATTAAACCGGTTTGATGAAATCCCATTCGATACGAAAGTTGAAAGGCAGGAAACAGGGCTAAAGGATAAAGTTAGTGGCAAAGATTTAGTCTTTACTATGGGCTTTAAAGCCTCCGATAATAGTAAGACGGCCAACATGAAAGGGGTATCAGATATCGACATTGCCATCATTGAAGAAGCTGAAGATATTAGAGATGTGGCAAAATTCAACTCGTTTACGGATGGGTTAAGAAAAGAAGGATGCCTTATAATAATAATTTTAAATACCCCTGACCTTAACCACTGGATTTTAAAAAGATATTTCCACACCAATAAACCGGCATTGCCACCGGATAACACCCCAGCACATTTATTAAAAGATTTTGATGGCTATTTTGAAATAGAACCAAAGCAAAGCCCAGGTTTTCTTTGCATAAAAACAGGCTATGAGGATAACCCATATTTGCCGGTATCCAAAGTAAAGGAGTATAACGATTACGGCAACCCTGAAAGCGACCGTTACGATGCCCACCACTATATGACGGCAATAAAAGGGTATTCGAGTAGTGGAAGAAAAGGGCAGGTGTTAAAGAAAGTGAAAGAAATATCATTAACAGATTATTTAGCTTTACCGTTCACAGAGTTTTACGGTCAGGATTTCGGGCCAGCATCACCTTCGCCGCTTGTAGGTGTAAAGTTTGACAAAAATAATTGCTATTGCCGTGAAATTGATTACAACCCCAAAGATGTTTTAGAAATCGGGAAGCTATACTGCCGCTTAAAATTCTCAAAAGCTGATAGGGTAATTGCCGATAATGCCGATAAGGAGGCGTGGCAGAAACTAAGAAACGGATGGAAAGCAAGCGAATTGAAAGAAGAAGATATTAAAAATTACCCCGACTTACTAAGAGGATTTAACGTTTGGCCTTGTATAAAAAACGGGGTGAAAGTAGGTATTGATTTATTAACCTCGATGAATCTTCATGTGGTTAAAGAAAGTGAAAACCTTTGGCGTGAAATTCAATTGCGAATTTACGCACAGGATAAAAACGGCGAATACACCAACGAGCCGGAACCAGGCAACGACCATGCTATGGATGCGTGGATATATGTAGCCACTGACCAGCGAAGTAGAAAAAAAGGCCGGCTGATGGATAGTTCTGAATAATTTTTACTATATTGCAAAAATTGTAATACTTTTACACCTATGGTTTTATCGGAAGCTGAGGTTAAGAATATAATTCTTAAAAATCCAAATAAAAAATTGATTGCAAAAGCAAGGCAACGCAATAAGCGTTTTCGGCTGCATACCACAGGTGAAAATTTAGAAACCGAGCTAACCACAATTGAAGGTTTTGAAAAGCCAACGTTAAAAACATTGCGGGCTAAATATGCGAAGTCAAATAAAGATTTGATGACCCGTTTATTTAGGCCAATAGATAAAGTTTTCAGTGCAAAGGGCGGTAGTGTTTATTTCAACCTGCCGGAAACACAGGACAAGCAAGCCCGCAACATAGCCGCCGATGTAAGGAGTGGTTATTCCGTAAAACAATGGATTGAATATTTTTGGAAGCCTCATTTTTTGGATGACCCAAACGGGGTTTTGTTTATGGAAATTGCCCCTGAAAGCATGGTAAACAGGCTAAAGGCTGCGGGTAAGAATTACGTTTACCCTACTTACAAGTCAATAACAAGTATCTACGATTATCAGCCCAACGGGGCTGCGTTAGAATATATTGTTTTTACATTAGATGCAAACGATAAGATGGCGGCAGGATTCCAGGAAACGGATATAATTTTTCGTGTAGTAGACGATTCGATGGATTATTATGTAAGGCAAGAAGGTGATAGTGTTACTATCATACCCGAATGGTCAATGCCTAATTTATTCCTGAAAGTCCCAGGGATGCTTAACGCTGATGCGCCGGTTCCTGACGGGTCGGGTTGCGCCGCTTCGCTACTCGATGACATTATAGAGCTGGCAGATAATTTTTTAATAAAAGGTTCAATAAAGGTAACCCATGACTTTTTGCATGGGTTTCCGAAATATTCAGAATTTGCAAGTGAGTGTAAACCTTGTAGCGGTACTGGTAGGTTAGAAGGTGAGCCGTGCAAAAGTTGTAACGGTACCGGCAAAAGTAGTATTAGCAAAGTAAGTGATACAAAGTTGCTTTCAATGCCTGAAACAAAAGAAGAGGCGGTAATATTCCCTAATCAAATAGGCGCTTACATTTCCCCTGATAAAACGTTTTGGGAAATATCCACACAAGATATTCAGGCTTTAGAAGATGCCATGACATTCACCATCTGGGGTGCAAGTCAGTCGCCAAAAACGGATGGCATGACTGCCGATAAAACGGCAACCGAAATAATGAGTGATATAAAGCCACAGGCGGACCGCTTACACTCAATTACGGAATCAGCCGAAAAGCGGGCAAAGTTTATTTTGGATTGCGCAATAATGGTAAGTATCAATCAGAATTACGGCGGTGCTACTGTTAATTACGGCAAAAGATATTCATTTGAAAGTGAAGATATCCTATGGGAAAAGTATAGCAAAGCCCGTACAAGTGGGGCCGCTTCGAGTGTATTAGATGACCTGCTTTTGGAATATTACGAAAGTAAATACGATAGCGACCCTGTAAAATTAGCTATTCAAAAGAAGCTGATGCGGGTGGAGCCGTTCGTACATTTAACGGTATTGCAATTAAAATCTTTGGGTGCAAGTGAGGAAGATTATAAAGCTAAATTATATTTCAGTGAGTGGCTAAGTACTTTAAACGATGCCATGATATTATCCTTTAGCGAAGATGTGCTAAGGGAGCAACTTAAAGCGGCGGTGGCTGAAAAGCAATTGCCTCAGCCTGAAAAAATTATTCAATAACTCAAAAATAAAAACAATGGCCAAACAAATTAAACCCGATGCGGAGCTATCCGTTATCGAAAACAAAAACAAGACATTTGAAGAATGGAAGGTAAAACCGTTGTATGAAAAGCAGCGGGGAGACGATGGTAAGATGGTAAACGTTTGCACTTCGTTTGAAAAAGATGCGCAAAAGCCTATTCGAGTAACTTCAATAACCCCTGAAAAGGCAGACGAACTAAACAGCCAAAGCGAAAACACTTTGGTAAGATTGTATGAAATTTAAAACAACCAAACAATGCTAAAAAAAGAAACGCTGGCAGCCATTGCCAAACTAACCAAACTAAAGGTTGAAGATTTAGAGGCCGCAATAAAAAATGAGGCTGAAACTGATTTAACCATTGCCGAATTAACCGTTTTTACTGATGAAGAACTTCAATCCAGGGACTTAGCCCAAAAGAAAGCGGGTGAAACGGTAGGCCGTGAAATTGGTATAAAAGAGGTAAAGAAAGCCGCAGGATTACCAGAAGATGCACCGGCCAAAGACCCGTTAAAAGTGGCTCAAGCTATTGCCGATAAAGCAACGGCAGAAAGCAAAGTAAAGCCCGATGAAAAGGTAACACAGCTAACAGAGCAGGTGTCTTTATTGCAAAAGCAACTGACTGAAAAGGATAGTGAAGTAGCAACGGCTAAAGGGCTGGCTAATCAGGTAGCACTTGACCGAAAAATATTATCAGCTTTCCCAAAAGAAAGGGCTGATAATTTAGACGATGACGATTACCTCACAATAATTAAACGTAATCACTCGTTTGAAGAACTGGACGGAAAGCTGATTGTAAAAAAAGATGGTGAATTATTGAGGGATGCGAAAACAACCAATCCGTTGGCAGTAAAAGATGTTGTTTCAAATATTTTTACAGAAAGGAAATGGACGGCTCAACAAGGCGGTGCAGGTGGCGGCCGTGGGGCTGGTGATAAAGGCGGCACCGGTGGCTTTACCAAAAAGTCGCAGGTTATTGCGAAGTATGAGGCCGAAGGTAAAAGTATAACCGGCGAATTTAGCCAACAGCTTGTAGCAGAATTGGCCGAATTAAAAAAGACTGACCCTAGTTTTGATATGGAGAATTAAAAAAAGAGCCGGTTTAAAAGCCGGTTTTTTTATGCCCCAAAAAATATTTTTTTGCAATCTCATTTCTTTTACTATTTTTACAGGGTGATTATTTTTTGCAAGTCTGTAAATTATAATTGCAAGTCTTAAGAAGCAGTCGCTTCAAGTATTTTTCGTGGCAACCGAAGTTAGATACAAATTATCATTTAAAACATCATGGCAAATTATACAGCTTCGGCACTACTCGCCGCACAAGCTAAATTCAAACCTTCGTTTGAAACTCCCGAATTGCGGAGAAAGCAAGACCCGGCTTTAATGCTGGCACTAAAAAATACTGAGGTAACAATCCCAGGGCATCAGGAACTAAGAAAAAAAGATGACAGAGCGGTAAAGGCTTACATCAAAACAAAACGTTCTGCAGGTTCTACAACTGCAAAGGCTCACAACCACACCGGTTCAACTTCAGATTCAAAAGAAGTTACTTTGGCTTGGGTAAAGTTTGTAGAAAAATTTTCTATTCACTTAAAGCAGGGGCAAAGCAATATTTTCAACTATGCTGAAATGTTAGCACATGAAATGACTGAAAGTGCAAAGAACATTCATAGCCGTGCCGGTACTGCTGCTTTAGCATATTTGCAAAGCAACCGTAATCAGTTGGCTGGTATCACAACCGGCGGCGCTGGAACATGGAACGCTACCAATTTTGCGTTGGAAGTTGCGAACGCTGACGAAAATAAGTTTTTGATGAACATTGCTTCTTTTATGAGAAAGCAAAATTTTAGAGGTCAGTATGATGCTATCTTGGATAGCGAGCAGTACAGAAAAATGCAGTATATTTTACAGCAAGGTACGGCCAATAACCAAAACCTTTCTTTCCAGTCTGCTGATTTCGCAACCATTGCGGAAACAACGGAAGAAATAGATGCAAATTATACAAATGGCTCTGCATTGATTATGCCTGCTGCATCCTTCGCAGGCTTGCCTTGGAATGACCCTGCAAACCGTAGTGGTAAAGGTGATTATGATTCTGTGTTGGGCGGTTACGGTATGGTATCTGACCCATTAGGCAGCGGCCTTATGTTTGACTTCCATGCGTACACTGAAAGGGCTGACGGTTCAAGTGCCGGCGGCGGTGTGCAGGATGAAAAACTGGAAGCGGAAATGACACTGACAATCGGCTGGGTATTACCTCCATTGTCAACTACATCTGATTCAGTTGTATTTGAAGCAGCACAGTTAACCTAATTAATAAATGCCCCCTTAATCGGGGGCTTAATAAAATAACAATGAAAAAAATATTTGTTTTAGTAGCGTTTATAATGGCACTTAGCTTTGGAAGCAAGGCGCAAAACGCTACATTGATTCCGTTGGCGGCAGGTGATACGATAAGCACTTCGGCTAGTTTAGATACTGTAAGTAAAGTAATCCGTGTAACATCTGGTTATTCTGCTTTGGGTATTCAAATTAACGGGTTGAAAGTATCTGGCACCATTACGGCAAAGGCTTATTTGTACGGCTCAATGGATGGGGTAACTTATAATCTTACCGATTCTGCCTCAGCTTTTGCAAATTCAGCCGGTGCGCAAAGTGTATGGTTCACTAAGATAACAACCCCTTACACTTACTACAAACCGATGGTTCGTAATGTGGGAATCACAACTTCCACAGAGGCGTTAGCGGTTCGTTTCTATTACGTTTTAAGAAAGCATGATTAATTAGTAATGGCTTATTCAAACGGATATAATAACACTACGGTACTACCCGCTTTATTTGGCAGGTTAGCATGGTCAACTGATACAACGTTGAACACTGCCAACAAGACAAGTGCAAGCGGTAGGTATTTTGATGATGGTAGTTTTCATTCGTTGGTAACAGTAAGAAATATAAAATCCTTTGCAGCAGAGCCCGTAAGTCCTGCCACTTGGGATACTATTTTTACAGCTAAGCAAAACGCCGTTATCTCCAGGTGTTTAAATGGTGTGTTCAATGAATGTGAATTTAAAGAACAAGTACTATTGTATAACCGTTTTGATGAAAGCGAAGAACTTATTGCAAACACCGGATTGGCCGTTGGGTATAAAATAAGTTTAACGGATAGTTTTGATGTAAGCACACAGATAAATTCTTTAGAGTTGTATTTCAATGAAGCAAAAACGTTTAACGTTTATTTGTTTAAGCAGGGAAGTGCAACGGCGGTAAAGACAAAAGAAGTAACAACGGTTGCAGGAACAAAAACAAATGTTTCTTTAACTGATTGGATTTTGAATTACCGTGAATCTAAAGTGTATTATGTTGTTTATTTCCAAAACGATTTAACAACGGCCAAAGCAATAAATGAAGAGGTTTATTTTAATAAAACGCTTTTCTTTTGTGCAAGTCCTTTCACAACCGATACAACGGGTAATGTATTTGACCGTGAGAATATAAGCATAACAAACAACCCATCAGGGTTGAATATGCAAGTAAGTACGTTCAAAGATTTTACGCAAAACATATTGAATCAGCCGGCTTTATTTGATGAGTTGTTAGGCTTAACAATGGCTTATCAGTGTATCGAAGAGGCGGTTTATTCAGTAAGAAGTAATGGGAGTGAAAGGATATTGAAAGACCAGTTAGATAAGATTGGTATTCAGCTCGACCTTAACGGTTCGGCCCCAATATCTGAAAGCCCACAAGTAACCGGATTAAAGCAGCGAATAGAAAGAGAAATTAAAAGAGTGAAAAAATCTTTTTACCCAAAGCCGAAATCTGTAATTGTAAATTATGCTGAGTGTTAAAGTTAATCCCGTTGGTATCGATTATTACATACAGAAATTGCAAACAAAGCTACACACTGTATTAATAGCGCAATGGAATTTAGCTGATAGCACAAAGTATGAGGCTTACGGAAGGTGTAACAGGAACAAAACGGATGACGGGTATATTGCGGAAGTGTTTAAAAGCAACGGCAATGAATATCAAGAAATATTTTGGAACGATACATTAACAGCTCTTTCTTTTTTCGGTATAAGTAATAATATAAAGCGAAATGTAAACAGTGAGGCAGATGTTCACTTTGTGATGTTTGCGAACTTAAACACTTTGGCTTTAACTGACCGAGACGGCACATTGATAACTCACAGGGCAGATGAAGAATTGCGACAAATGGTAACGGATGTTATCGGCAAAAATTCGTTTGGCTTTTCAGTACAAAGTATTGATTTGTGGGTTGAAAATGTGCTAAGGGAATATCCAGGCAGTAGGCGGGATGAAAGATTGAAGTATGTAGATATGCACCCTGTGCATTGTTTCAGGATTAACTTAAAACTGGTTTATAATTTAAATAAAATTTGCTAACAATTTCAAATTAATAAAATGGCATTATCATTATGTTCAACTTCAGTAGCAAACACAGGCGAATTAGCTTGTGATAAAAGTAAAGGTGTGCTACAAAAGTTATTCCTCTTTAACGGGGCAATAGCTGAAGCCGATTACACAACGGCGCAAGAGTGTTTCGATAAGTTGGTAGCAAATTCAAAGCTATCAAAATCAGACGGCAACAAAGTATTTGTTTTAAATGAAGTGCAGGAGATAACCCGTAATTCAGAGGCAAATACAGAGGGAACTTTAGGATTAGGTTTCAAAACAATTATCCGTGAAGGCCGTCCGGCTTACACTGCAAAAATATTCGGCGGTGCTGATTTATTGAGCCGTTTAAGAACGTTCAATAACCAGACTGTACGTATCATGGAGTATGATGCCAACGGTGTTTTGTGGGGTACGATTTCCGGTACTGACTTTAAAGGTTATCAGGCAAAGATATTTTTCAGCGGCGGCGAAGTTGCCACAGGTCAAAATGTAGAAGAAGGTGTAATCGATGTGCAGGTTTCAATACTTTCTGTAAGTGAGTATAAAAACAATCCTGTGTACGTTGCAATCCCTGACACTGCAAACATTGAAGATGTGAAAGCATTGACCGACGTAACGTTGGCCTTTGTAAGCAATTCAAGTAATGTGCATCAAATCAGCATGAAGATACCAGGTGCAAATCTGATTGAAGATTATAACATCTATGATGACTATATGGATGCTATCGATGCTTTAACGTTCACAGCGTTATCGGGTGCCGGCACACCTGCCACAGCATTGGCAATAACTTCGATTGTGAAAAACGCAACGTTATCAACTTTAGCGGTAACTTATGATTCAACCGCTTACACAGCGGCAACGGGTAATATTAAATTAGTACCTCCTACGCCAACTGTGTTGGATGCGGCTGATGTAACAGGTATCGAATTACTTTCTGTAACTTATGCTAAACCTTAATTATGGGTAAAGTAATAAAATATTCGGCTGGCGGTTTTGAGTATGTTTTTTACGCTGAAATAAATGCGGCAAAAACATTCAAGGAATTTGCAGAGCATGAAAAACACTATAAACTTTCAAAAGAAGTTTTAAAGGAAATTCATGACTTGTGCAAACAAGCAGCAGGGGTAAAACCTGAAACGCCGGTAGTGGAAGATGTTAAGGATTAAGCATTGTTTGGGCAGTTGGTTGAAAACGGGCGGGTATAAAAGCCCGCCTTTTTAATATGGCAACGATTTTTAAAGTATTAAATAGGTTTAAGACGTTAGATACAGATGCTATTGCCGTACAGGTAATTGAATCAAGTGTCGATACTATGGCCGATTTAAACGCCGAGCAAATTGATAGCGGGTTGAAAGCGAATGGTGAAGTAATGCCGGATTATTCTTTTAGGTCAGTTTTTCAATATGGTAAAACGCCGGGGCCGATAAGGTTAAGGGACACTGGCGCATGGCAATCTGGTTTATACGCAAAGGTTGAAAACGGCAAAATAGTTTTCAATAGTTCGGATGAAAAAGATAGTTTATTAACAGGAAAGTACGGCAGTGAAATTCATGGTTTAAGTGAAAAATATAAACTAGAAGCAATGCGGGAAGCAGTGAGACCGGAATTTATAAAAAAGATGGAAGTAGCAACTGGATTAAAATTTAAGTGATATGGGTTGTGAAGGTTGCTTAACGAGTGCCAAAGGTCAGGCGTATAATTTTGACACATTAAAAACGGAGGCGAAAAATTATGCAATTCAAAATAAAGTTACCGTGGCGATTTACAAAGAAGCGAACGGATACGGGTTCACAACCGCCATCGAAGCCCATTC